GATTTTCAATACAGGCGCTTCAGCCCCTGGTTGAAGTTGCACTTTGCCTGTGCGTAAATAAGTGTTGATGACGTTGTAATCAGCGCCTTTGTAGGCATCAATAGCCCCGTACACTTCCTCTTTGCTTACAACTTTTGCAAATGTTTTGTTTTGCATTTGATACTTGCTGAATTCAAAACTTTGTTGGCTGTCTGTAAATTCACGGTATGTCTCAGGTTTAGGCGCAATGTCCACCACGCCGTTTGCGTTTGGCTCAAACTCAGGAATGACAGGCAGCAATGCGCAACGACAATGTGGGTGAGCAGGTGGCATTGTTGCCCCTGATTTGAACGTGCCGCCTATGTCAATAACCTGTCCCCTGTTTTGCTTGCAAGCGTCGCAAGGATCTGAGGTTGCCCACTCCATTTGTTCCAGTTTTGCTGCTTGGTAGCGAGTGATTGCACCAAACGACATTGCGCGGTTAGTCTCGGTGATAGCAATAGATAGCGCTCGCGCAGGGTTGCCTATCGCGTCATTGATAAGTTTGGCTGAGCGCGTGTCGGATAGTCCCTGAGCAATGCTGTCAGCCAACGCTGTGCCCACTCTGTCGTACCCAGTCTGGTCAAGATCCTTGATTGTGACTCGCGCTCTGCCTAATAACTCTTGAAATGCTTTGGGTGGTCTAAGTAGTGTCGCCGTTGCAGCGTCACCTGGTCTCCAGTTGTCCCAATCCACGTAATCAGGTGAGCCTGCTTTCTTAGCCTCACGCGCTCTGGCAATTTGATCGTCGCCAAACGCCTCACCCAGCACAAACCCGTCTGCCCAAGTCTTTTGCAGCACTTCAAGCAACGGTTCATTGTTGATCCGCATGTTGAGCATTGCCCATGCTCTGGCTCTGGCGCGATCTTGCACAGGGTTTTTGGACACTGCGGGATCTGTGCGACGGTATGCAGCAAGCACCCGCTTCGCATCAATCCCTTGTCTCAATGCTGCTTGGATCTTGCGAGCGTTGGTTGTTGCTATGCGCACATCAGCGTTGTGTGCGCCTTGGTTCATGATAGATACGCTTTCGCCAATGCTTTTGCTGTATCTAAGTCCCCGTCAAACACGCATTGGTTCAGCGCGTCAGCAACAATCGGATCCAGGGTTTTGAATTCAAAATCACGTCCCCTGTCGCCTTTCTTTGCCCACTTCATAAATGCTTGAACCTCTTTGACAGTCTCAACCGTCACTGGTGTTTCTTCAATTTCAGGCTTTGCAGGCTCTTCAACTGCCGTTGCTTCAGATCCTTCCAGCGCTGGGGCTGTTGTGAGTTGAGCAGCGTTGATCAATCCGTCAGGGCTGAACAAGAACATACCTGCACCGCTAACCAAAATAGGCATGTCTGCTTGTGGAGTGTCTAGTAAAGGCAATCCCATTTCAGATCTACGCTCATTGATTGTCTTACCGCCTGAGGTAATCTCAATCTGGTTTTTACGGGCATTGGCTTCATCGTCCATGCGCTTGCTTGTCATGAGTTTGAATTCAAGTTCACGCGGCATACCCAAGTAGGTGTATGAAAGGTTGGTCAGCATTTTGCTGATCCAGTTTGCTAGTGGCTGAATACCAAGCGCTTCTGCGTTTGCTGCTTGTCCCTCTGAAAAACCTGCACCGCCCAAACCGCCCTTTGGCGCAAATCCGATTTCACTTGGTTGAACTCCAAAGTGTCCACAGATTGAATTCACAAGGTAGTCGTCAAGCGTGTCTTTAAACTTTTCGCCATAGCCGTCATTGGTCACTGGCACTAAGCCTGTTGGCAATAGTCGTGCGCGCTTGCGTTGCTCTGTCTGTCCCGCAAGGTCATCATTGAGAATGTTCTCGTATGCACGTAGCAAGTCAGGGTTATTGCCCCAGTCTGCTGTCGTGGTGAACATTAGATCTGGAATTACGCCGTCAGTGTATTCAGCGCGGATCCATTGCTGACGACGTAGATAAATGTCAGCCAAAGGTAGTGCGCGCTCAACTGGTGAGTAGCCGTAAATGCTTGTTGTGCGACGGTTGCGAACCATGTACGCCAAATCGTCAGCAGTAAACTCACCGTCAGCATTTGGGTCATCGTCGTTTGCAGTGAACTCAGCGCGCGGGAAACCGTAAAGGATCTGTTGGTAAGCAACGTCAGGCGCTTGTGGTCGCATACCTCTGTCGTCCAACATTGGCTTGATAGTTGAGCCGTCTAGGATTTGAAACCCGTAAAGATCTCCACCCACGCTCATCTGTGGCCATACTGCTAACGCGTCAATGACAAGGATTTCTTCAGCCGCAATCATCAGCCAATCTGAAAAGGTCAATCCGTTGCTGCGGTCTGGGTTTTCCCAAAATGTTTTTAATCGGTCAATGTCCTCAGTGAACTCTGCGCGCGCCTTAGCCATTGCGTGAATATGATCTCCACCTGACTCTGCTGCAATCTTTTCAGACGCGTCTGAACCAAGGACAATGTCCCATTCCAATCCAACAAGTTTGTTTTTGCTGACTTCAACGCAACGTCGCAAAATGTCGATCTGATCTGCTGCTGAGCGCAATGTCTTAAATGGGATAAGTTTTGTTTCAGTGATGTTGATGTTCTGTGCTACTTGGTATTCGTAGCGTCGCGGATCTGGTCGCCCGTCATCACGCAGTGGGTTGATCGCACCTGGAGTAATCGGTACACCTGGACCAAACGCAACAGGCTTAAACTGTTCACGCCCTAGTGGCACGTTGTTGCCGTATGACTGCCCAATAGATCCATTGCGCATGTCTTGTTCGGTCATTGTCACTGCACCTGCTGGCAGTGCGCGCTTTTCAATTGCTGCTGCAATTTGTTCTGCGATACGGTCTGTTATGCGACCCACTTGTATCTCCCTTGTTTGCGCCCCTTGTAAATCAGGCTTCGGTAATCGTATCAGGCTCAGGGGTGTCTGTAACCTCAATTATGTTGTCGTTTGGCTTGGAAGGGTCATAACCGCCTAGCCCATAAGTAACAAATCTCATTATACGCTTCTCAATGAAATTACAGGTTGAGCGGTGTTGGCAGTTAAACTTGTCGCAGTAGTGAAACCTGTCGTTGCGTTAAATGTTTGTATGTATCCCATAAAAGCATTAGTCGTGTTGCTAGTAGAACCTAAATTATACAAATTGTATCCGCTGGTTGTGCCTAGACCGACAAAAGCAGATGTTGTTGGCGGTGTTGGAAGTATGTTAAAGGCAAGCCAATACCAACCCACGGATAAAGGTTGAGAAATGTTTATATTGTAACCAGTTGCGCTTGACGTAACTGCAACTGTGCCAGCGTCCAAAAGAACGGTGCTAGGTAATCCGCTGGTATCGTTATAAATACCTAATCTTACAAAACCGCTTCCTGCAAATGCAGCAGCGGTTGTAATTTGCATTTGGTTGAAAGTGTTTGTTGAAAATACATAAAATGGAGAATAATAAGTTTGGCTGAATCCAAAGGCAATGCTTATTTGCGCTGCAATATTAGGCGATTTGTAGTATCTACCTGAAACATATGGAAACGCTGGTATTCCGCCACCACCGCCACCACTTTGTGCAACCCATTGAGTGTTGTAATCGGTTGAGTCAATCTTTGCTAATACTTGTCCAGCAGTACCGCCTACTGGTACGCCTTGTCCTGTTGCGCCAGTCGCGCCAGTTGCACCCGTGGCTCCAGTTGCTCCAGTTGCACCTTGAATACCCTGAATACCCTGAATGCCTTGTATACCTTGCGTGCCTTGTGGAATTGTAAAATCAAACACTGCTGCGCTTGAAGTTCCTGAGTTGATTACAGTTGCTGAAGTGCCTGCTGCCCCTGTTGTAGTAGTGCCAACTGCAATTGTGGCAGCAGCACCGTTAGTGCCGTTTGTGCCGTTAGTGCCTGCCGTTCCTGTATCGCCTTTATCACCTTTAACGCCTTGTGGAATGCCAAAATTGAACACTGCTGCACTGCTTGAACCTGAATTGGCAACGGTGGCTGAAGATCCTGCGCTTAAAGTAGTTGTTGTTCCTGCTGCAATTGTTGCTGCTGAACCAGTGTTACCTGTGTCGCCTTTATCGCCTTTGGCGCCCGTTGCACCTGTGGCACCTGTGGCACCCGTTGCTCCCTGAATACCTTGAACGCCTTGAATGCCCTGAACGCCTTGCGGAATACCAAAATCAAGTATTGCTGCGGTTGGTGTACCTACATTTGCAACGGTTGCAGGTGTACCGCTGGCAAGTGTTGTTGTAGTTCCTACTGAAACTATTGCAGTGTTGGCGCCAGGTATGCCTTGTGGACCAGGTGAAGTGACTTCAATGTTGCTTGTCGTCTCAGTGACAACAATGTTTGAAGTGTTTGGTTGAACTATTACGACATTGTCGCTCATCGTGTTACCTGCGGTGAAAGAGTGAGTTGCCCTTGAACTAGGCGCGTGACAACACCTGAACCTGAGGTCAATTCAAGATCGTATTCGTAGATACCGTCAATCAACGCCCCTGTTTGAGCAGCAGTAGCGTGAACAGCAACCAAACCTGTTGCAGCGGTGATTGTTATGCCGTTGCTTGGGCTGCTTAAAGATAATGAAGCAATGAGGCTATCGGTAGGCGCGCGTAACTGCATTGCAGCGGTATAACCAGTGAGGTTGATAGGTGTGCCGTTGCTGTCTTGATAAGTGAAATTAACAAACCAATCTGCGCCTTGATCAATAGTTGCGTTGTAAACCGATGCCATGAAAGTCCCCTATCCGACTGCTGGCGTAATAATAGCGCTTCCACACTTCAAGCACATGGCTGAAGATTTTGGGTTAGGCAAATTGCAATTAGGGCAAAAGTTAGCAATGGCGTTAAAGTAATTCATTACGTTTTGCGTGCCCAAAAGATCGGCAAACCCCTGCACCATTGCGTCAATGCGATCTGGTGAGTCTGGATCCTCTGGCGTCCACACGGTCATCTGATCCTCTAATTTGGCGAACTCTCCAATGTGGTGGATACGTCCCTGCTCATACATTGCTGCAACTGGCTCAGCGCGTAATCTCTTACCCACGTGCGCTCGCACCTCTCGGATTGGTAGCCCTAATCGGATTTGCTTCAACACCGCACTCACCATGTCACCGCCTTGATTGACTTCAACCAGGATTGAGTCTGCTTTCCACTCGTCAAACACTGACACAGCCTTGCTTGCCCAATCAAGTGGAGATCCCTTGAAAGAGTAATCACCCAACACGTATCCATGTCCTTGCGCGTCGGATCCCAACACAACAATTCCCGTCTCATCACTATCTTTTGTATTAGTCACTGCGGGATCGATAGACACGACTATTCTTGCCAGCGCTGGAGCCTTCTGGAGCCTATTTCGCTCAATAAGTCCACGTGTCCACAATGCGCCCTCAACGTCGTCCAAAATCTCGCCAAACAGTTCCTGACGCCCTAATCTGGTGCCTGCGTATCTGGCTTCAAGTTCAAGTAGTGCTGAAGGTGCAAGGTTCTTGGCGTTATCAAAAGTAGATCCGCGAGTGATTGCCACAGATCCGTCATTGCGCCCTGCCAATGCTCTGATGAGCGCTGTTGGTCTAGGTGTTGTGGTGACGACAATGCGCGGTTTATCTCCCAAGCGCATACCAAACTGCAACTGATCCCACGCGTCACTGTAACGGTAGGCTGCTAACTCATCACACCACGCGCCGTGATGCTGTGGACCACGGAAACGATCAGGCTTGTCTGCTGAAAATAGTTTTATCTGCGATCCGTTGTGCAAAAGGATCTCGCCAAGCGATCTGTTCCAATCCTTCAAAACCTTGTAACGTCTCAAAACATTGAGTACGCCTGACTCACCCTCAGCGCAGGTATCTCTTGCGTCACCGTAGGTTGGTCCAACTATTGCCCAGCGCGTGTTGGGTTGGCTGATTGCTTCCCAAGCAAGCCACTCAGCAGCAGTGCGTGTCTTGCCTGCACCGCGCCCAGCCATGTACAACCAAATAGCCCAATCACCCTCAGGCGGTAGTTGTTCCTGTCTCGCTTGTTCCTGCTTCCAGCGCCAGCGTGACGCCCTGATCCATTCCTCTGAGGTTAAGGGCAATTCGCTCAATGTCGGCTTCAATTCCGCTTGCGTCATACGTGACCACCTCTGCTTGGATCTTTGTTGGTGCGTAAAGTCCTAACAACTTGCTACGCTCTTGAATGCACTTCAATACAAACTCGCCTGCTTTGATGTTGGGCAACACGTCTTTCGTACCTATTGCGTCAAACCAATGCGCCCTCTGCAATCGGTCTAGGCGATCAATTTCCATGTTGCGCAGTTCATCAGCGGGTTGCTGTTGTGTGCGCACCATTGCCCTTTGGTAAGCCTTAAACGCGCCTGAACCGTTTGCGTATCCAACCACCTCAGCAATAGCGTCCCAAGTAGCCCCTGAACGCTTCAGTTCAAGCACCTTGATCTCTTTGTCTATCTGCTCTGGCTTAGGTGTCTTTCTCATGTGTGTTTTGCTTCAACTTCCGTTGATAGTAAATTTACTATCTCTTGTAATGTGTCTGTGT